GATTTGGTCTTGTGGAGTGTTTCCCCATCTTGTTGGTACAATCTTTACATCGTACTTATCTAATTCAAATAATGATTTCAAGATATCTCTTGAATGGTCACCATAACCACTTCTTGTAGCAATAGGTGCCTGAAATACTAATATAGGTTTATTCATTTTCTATTTCTCTTAATCTGTTTTCTTCTTCGTTTCTTAAACATCTCTGTATCGAGAGTTCAGTTAGTTTTGTTATTTCTTCTAACTTTTCTTTTTCGTGTGGTGAATTATAACATTCAAATCTTGTAGTTTCTAATTCATTATCTTGTAAAGTTAAAATATGATAATCTTCATTGAGTTCTTTCATATTATGAATTGCTCTACGAGATTCATTAACTTGGTTGTTAGTCCAATAACCTGGAAATCTCACTATGAAGATTGGCTTACTCATTACCTAAGTTTATAAACGTTAAACTTTTTCTTTGGTTTCCAATTTTTAAATGTAGTTTCAATTCCATCAACAAGTGTTTTACACATATTTTTGGCATTCAATCCCATATCACCTAAAAACTCTTCTCTACCTCTTCTACCAGCTTCTTCTCTTTGTTTAGGTGTTTTATCATACCAATATCTGATAGCATCTGCAACTTCATATACATCTACTTTATCATCTATAATGTAAGGTGTTGGTATAGAACCAACCATAGTTTGAACTCTTGACCATACTGGTTTTACCCACTCACCATGAGTTACTTTATCTTCCCATTCTCTATAATTGTGAAGTGAACCTATTTGTTTATAATCTTCAGCAGTAAAGTATTTTTTAGTAGATTTCTTTTTGAATCCACATTGGTCTTGCATACCACCAGTCACATTAACGATTATTGGTGTTTCTGCCATAACTGATTCAGCAGTTACTAAACCAAAACCTTCGTTACCTGCAATGTTTATTGTACAATCTGCAATATTATAAATGTAGTTTAATTCTTTTTGATTTACTCTTTCTGTTGAGAATTTGATATCACAATCAGGTGCTATCTTTTCTGCAACTTTAAATAAATCAGTACCATTAGGGTCTTTTGGTGCAGTATGCATTATTAAACATACTTTATCCTTATCTTCTTCTGGTAATCCATCTACGAATTTCTTAAATGCCCAAATAACATCTGATGGTTGTTTTCTTTTGATATTTCTATTCATCCAAAATAGAATGAACTTATAATCTTTACCTTCTGTAACCTTTTGTCTAAACTCTTCAGGTACTTCAACTGGTTTGTATGTATCTGAATTGATACCATGTGGTACATAGGATGTTTGCCACTCTTCTAATGGTTTGATTGTTTCAGAATCTATTTTACCAACTCTACTTACAATACCATAAGTTTGTCTTGAGATACATCCCAACCAATCACATGATTCATAATAGTTTCTATTGTAATCCGGGTCTGGTAAATCATCCCATATATGATAAAATAGAATTGGAATATTTTGTCTTAATTCAGATTCCATTTCATACAACCATCTCCAATATCTTGGGTCTGTAAAGTGTAGTATTGCATCTGGTTGGTGTCTCATGATTAATTCACGAAGAATATTTGAATCACCATAACCAGTCCATGGAATTATTTTTAATGATGCATCTTCAATACCAGTTTGTTTACGAACATCATTACCTAAATCAATTTCTTTACCTTTTTCAGGATGATTTACTGCGGCTCCTAATTGAACCCAATGGTATTTATCTAATGTTCCTAAAACTAGTTCTTTAGATACTGTTGCGATACCTGATGACATTCTCAGGTCATCTGATAATAGAAGAATCTTCTTCTTTTTGTCTTTTGCCATTAACCTTTATTTAAATTGTTCTAAATCTTCTACGGTTGTTCAACTGTACTCTTATCGTGTTTCCTAGATAGAGTTTATTTAAAGTTCTATCGTTGAATTCTTCACGAGTTTGATTAAGTTGGCTATTACCGTTATCTTGTTGTTTTCTCATAATTAAAATGCTGAACCGCTCTCTTGTAAGTTTGTGTAGTTATTAATTTCATTTTGAAATGAATCATCTTCAATGTATTTGTCAACCGAACGGTTTACAAGTTTTTGAAGTGTTATATTTGAATCAAATGATAATTTTTTAAATTTAGAGTAAATATCTTTTATAATTTTTACTGTTGTCAACTTTGTATCTGCCATAACATTGTTATTTGTGTTTTATATAAATATATACAAATATAAAAAAACGATTAATTCCATGCAGGACAAAGTCCTCTTTCTTTAAATTCACACCAATCACATGGTTTACCTTTATTTGTTGGAAATTCTGTTTGAATTACTTCACCATCTTCTCCAAAAACTGAATCAACAAACTCCATGAAGTTTTTCCATGCAAGATTCATTGAAGGTTTACCATTTGCTGGTACGAACTTTGATATTCTTGGGATAGGAAAATCAGCCCCTTCCCATAACTTTCTTTTTAATATTTGATATTCTACTTTGATTTTATCCAAAGGTATATCGTACTTATCTGAATAAAACTTTTTGTACAATAACATCTGAGATGTTTTTACTTTATCATTCTTTTGATATTTGTTCCAACCTCTTGTTGAAGTTTTTAAATCAATGATAATATAATCTTGAGTAGTTTTATCTTTTAGAAGTACATCAATAAAACCAATGAAATGAACACCAGGTTTAATCTCAGCGTTCAATCTTTGTTCTATTGCTACGAGTTCGAATCCACTCTTAGTATATAACTTATCTAATTTACTTGTAAAGTACTTAAGTATTTTCTTCCCATCATCAAAGAATTCTACTAATTCTTCTTGAGTACATGGGTTATCATCACCCATCTTTTTCTTTTCTTTTGTGAAATGTTCTATAAGTTTAGAATGTAACATTTCTTCAAGGTTTAATTGTAATGCCTGTTTTTTAGTAACATTGTACATTACATCTAAGAAATGTTGAATCACCTCGTGCATAGCAGAACCAAATATAAGATGGATATTAGCATTACTAATACCAAGTTTATCTATATAATTTAGTTTGTATTGTTGCTGGCATGAACTATACATACCATATTGAGAATAACTTACTCTTGCCATACTTGTTCCTATTTACTATGTAAATATACGAAAAAAAATCGAGAAATCCAAATTTTTAAACCTTTAATTTCAGTTTAGTTATTTGTTTTTTATCTATACCATATTTTTCACAAATATACTTTATATTTTCTCTACCTTCTTTAGTTGCATATAGTATTTCACAATAATCTTCTGCTTCTTTTTTAGAACACATGAAATCTTGTATTAGTAAATCAACTAACCAAGATTCATACTTGTTAGCTTTTTTACCTTTAATATATCTCATGTAATATCTACCCTTTGGTAAGATACCAATAAGAGCAAGGTATAGTTGTTTGGGTTCTAGGGTTTGTGTGTATGGTTGTATCTCTGAAAGTATCTCTATCCAATTAGGATTCATAGATAAGAAACGATGAACCATATAATTACTCCATGTTTTTTTATCTGCATCTGTTAATGCATCCCAATACTTTGGATTTTGAACAGAAGTTACATTTGTTATGTGGTCAAATAATGTTTTAGTTGCCATTTCCTTTTAACTCTTTAGGTAATAACTCTTGATTTATCTCACCACAATCTCCACATAGATATAATTCTACTGGTATGATTGCATCATTTGGTGTACCTGTTACTATCTTAGAAATCTTTAAGAACTTAGTACCTGGTATAAATACAGTACCACCACATTCTTGGCATTTCATTTCCTTTGCCTTTGATAAATCTATCTTTGGTTGTTTTGGTGTGGGTGTATTTCCACCACCACTATTCATTCCTATAATCTTTGCCATAATTTATTTGTTTAATCGAACCATTGTGAACGGTCTGTTTTAACATTCTTAACTCCATTCTTTTTCAATATTTCGTGTTCTTTTTGTTTCCACTCTTTATTTACAATCTTATCAATAACCTTTTCTTCATTGGCTTTACCAATCTTTTCTGCCTTCTTTAACTCTTTATCGGTTATTGGTTTACCTTGTTGAGCTAATGATAATGCAGTAAATCTTTTAGTATGATATGAACTAAGTGGTTTACTGAATTGTTTTAAATACGCAGTTTTAGAATCCAAATATTCCAAGAACATATCGAAATCTTTCTCAGCTATTTTATCTAACTCTTTATCAGATAATGGATTATTTGGGTCATACTTCATCATAAAATTGCTACTATTTGTATTATACAACTCATAAATGTAATTTCTTTATCTACTACTAACGCATCTTTAGATTGTGATTCTGAAAGAATTAAGATAATGTTAGAGGTAT